AATCCAAGTTACATTCCAACCTCTTCGCAATATTTACACCGTAACAGACGACCAAGGATTTCGTGTTCGTTATGGATATCAGAATGTAGCTATCCCAACTGGCATTAGCGATTCATTCAGCGCAAGATATCAATCCTCTACTGATCCAAACGGCACACCGCAAAACTTTTATGTAGATTATGGAGTTACTATACCGCCAACGGAATATTTTAATCTACAGCCTTCTCTACAAGTGAACTATGTCTATCTAGCAGATGAAGAACGAAAATTTATGTCTGGTCAAACATTCCAATATATTACCACACAAATTCAAGGATTTAATTACCAATCAGTAAATAGCCGCACAAAGTTTGATTTAGATGCTCATAATATGATTCGCAGAATGGTTTGGTTCGGTCGTCGCAGCGATGCGATTGTGTATCGCAATGATTATTTAAATTGTACAAACTGGAAATACGCGGATGTTCGGCCAGTTCAAGCAGGCAGAGATTCTAACAATGTGGCTATTGCTGGAAGCTCGGGAATCATAGTCGCAGGAACACAGCATGATATTCTACAATCTGCTAGAATCCTGTGTATGGGTAATGAGATTTTTGAGGAAAAACCCGCAGAATACTTCAGTCTCCAGCAACCTTATGATAATTTATTAGGTGCGACCACTGGTGTAGTAGGAAAAGATTCAATTGGTCCACTTTATGTATATAGTTTTGCGGCAAAAGGGTCCGACCTTCTCCAGCCTTCTGGCTCCCTAAATGTCTCCGTCATTAATAACTTTCAATTAGAAGTTAATCCTTATCCATTACCACCCAACGCAGAATACGATTACGATTTCACAGTCTATGTGGAAAGCGTAAACTTCTTAATTATCACGTCAGGTATGGGTTCACTACAATTTGCCATCTAAACTACCGGCTTTGTGTATTTACGCAGGGCTTCCAAGCCAAATTTCTTCTCTGCCTCAGGCCGAGCATCACGTAGTCGGAGTTCTAAATATCCCGACTTCTTTGTTGCATTTAATTTCGTCAAATCAGGAAATGCCCTGTGTAAGGCTTCGGCAGACTTAGTGACCCGATTCTTGGTTCGTTCTTCCTGCATGCCCCCAGCTTCTTTATAATATGCCGTCTTGGGTGCCACCGTGCGGAAACGGAGAACACCGCCATCTGCCACATACATAATCAGAGACCGTAAATAGTCCTCCTTATCATCAATTGTCACACGTAAAACATCAATGCCTGGATTTGTTATTCCCCAGAAGGCTCCAATAATATATTTCAAATCGGTTGTAGGTTCTCCCGCACGCATGAAAAAACCATTCGGCACGGGATAGATTCCCCATAAGCGGAAACCGGTCTTCGCAGATTCAGCAAAAGCCTCACGGATAAACTTGTCTAAATCCCGGAGAGGCATCTCATGTCTTCTAGCAGTCTCAGAAAACTCTAAGAAACCCTTGATATCATCGTCCATATTTACAATCTGCTGGCCCACAGGATAATACTCTGTAATAAAATTCCGCACGGCCGCCATGCCCGGGATGGCTACTATTAGTTTGCCATAAGTACCCGCCTCCAGTGTAGCCGAATAGCGTTCCTTCTCTTCTGGAGTGGCAACAAATACATGAATGCGCTCTGCTGGAATCTTATGCTCCTTCAAGACTTGTAGAGTCTTATCGCGGAGAGTTTCTGCTCGTTTATAAGAAGGAATCGCAACAATATACTCCGTGGAAGCTCTCTTCTTTCGCAAAGTCTTCCGTATAAGAATCCTACTATTTCGTGTTTTATGCCCAAGCATTCTCTATTTAGAATATAGGATTTATGGCAGGCGAATCATTACAAGATCGCTCCACTTTTGAACCCGAACGATTTGCCAAAAAACTCGGAATTTATGTTGGCGCATCGTTTGGCATTGTTCTTTTGCTCGGATTTATGGTCTTATCCCCCAGTTTGATTATGAATGATTTTATTTACAAACCTCCTTTGATGCGAATCATTCTCGGTATTTATGCTTCACTCTGTTTTATTTTCATTATCCCGTATTATATTTTCATTGGGATAACAAATAATGCAGCATCTCCCAAAAAATATGCTCTTTTTCCAATTTCCTATGTGGAAAAATATGAGTGGTTCATTTCAAACTATTTATTTGGAAGAAATAGTTGGATAAATACACTTTGGACTCCCGATAATGATGTTATTAAACAAATGTCATGGTTAAAGCCAACACCCCATCCTAAAGATATTAATCCTATCCCTGTAACACTTGAAACAATTCTTGGTTAAGCCTTCTCATAAAAAGCTAGGAGGTCCGGCTGCCTCTTGATAAAATCCTTCATTTTATAATTTGTTAACTTTACAAAAGGATTAGGACTTTCACGCATTTTTTTCTTATCAAAGGTATTCTCTGAATGTGCCATTACAAGCATAACTTTGAAAGGATCTAGTTGAAGCATGGGCACGGTATATTTATTAACAAAGGATGTCTCTTCAGCATGAGTTACTGTTTCATCATATGTATGCTTTTCTAGAAATCGCCGACGATAAGCAAATGTACCATTTGTAGCGTGATTAGGAGCGTAGGGTCCGAACTGATAAATCTTCTGAATATCGGTATAATACATGAAAATCTGTGAAGAACCACAAATATCGTACTTTGGATTGGACATAAGTTTTTTTACAACATGCTCAACCCGCTCTGGAGAATAGTAATCATCATCGTCCATACAGACAATAATATCTCCTTTTGCTGCTGCGTTAAGTTTATTACGCTTCATCCCAATATTCATCTTTTCATCTTCTGCTAGATACACAATATTCGTCAATCCAGACGCATCTATTAGGTCTTTAATCTTATCAGAGCCATCATCTAAAATAACTAGTTCCATCCGATTCTGGGGATATGTCTGTGACAAAAAGCATGCTATCATATGCGGAATGAATCGCCGGCGATTATATGTAGGGCAAACTACACTGACAAAAGGTCGTGACATCTTATCACACTAACACAAGAAGTCGTTAAGTCCCTTTTTCATCACAGGTATCTTTAAAAGTACGCTCAAAAGCCTACGGTTTTGAAAAAATTTGAATCACATCAACCATCCCTATAAAAACTAAAGACGAAATGGATTACGCATTGAAGACCGTTGAAAATATTCTGAAGAATTCATTGACAAGTGAATCCGAAATGGCTCCTCAGCCCGCATATATTAGGCTTCCTCTTAAGATTCACCAGCGTGCTCTTCTAAATGCCGCCCGCAAACTAGAGACAAACCGACCTGCTGGAATTATATGCGAAGATGGAGCAGTTATGTATACTAAGTATGGTGTTATTGCTGATCGGGTAGGTTCTGGCAAGTCCCTCGTTGCTCTTTCCTTGGCCGGAATGGAGCGCCCCCAAACGGAAATGTTCACCGCAGAGGCATCCAATAATCACGATGTTGTTGTTATCAAGAAGCACGATGATAATAAAAGGCTTCTAGCACGAGATTACATCCTAGCAAATACATCTCTGCTTGTTATTCCGCATTCTCTCATAAATCAGTGGGAGCGCTATGTAAAGGACCAGACAACACTGAAGACATTGATTGTGAAGCAGCGAAAGCAGGCATCTAGCACTACAATCAAGGATGACATTAAGAACCTTGATTTAATCATTGTTAGTTCAACAATGTGGAAGGATTTTGCAGCACAGGAAAATGTAAATAAGATTTGCTGGGCCCGTCTCTTCATTGATGAGGCAGATACTTGCCCTGTCAGTATTACAGGCGAAGACTCGGTCCGTGCGGCTTTCTACTGGTTCATTTCTGCTAGTTGGCTAAACATGGTCTTTCCCTCTTTTACAAACATCTGGCGGCAAGAAGCATCAAAGTTGCTTTATCCACTTGCGTGGGATGCCTTTAAGAACTCGGGTAATTATATTCGGATTGAGGGTGTCCGTCGTAATAATATTGTCAGTCGCATGTGTGTTTCAACTGCGCACAGCACTCTTCGCACAAATTACAGTTGGCGTCTAATTCTCCGTAACAACGAGGATTTTATCCAGCAGTCCCTCAAGATGCCCGAAATCATTCATCACAGATGGATCTGTGCTATTCCGCAGAATGTCCAACTTCTTCATGATATGATTGGCCCGCAGGTTATGGAGATGCTTCATGCTGGAGACCATGAATCCGCCCTTGAAGCCCTCGGAATCCAAGAGGATTCTGCTACAAATATTGTGGAGGGTGTAACTAAGCATCTCCAGCAGCAACTAGATACTGCTATTAAGTTCCGCGACTATCGTATGTCAACAGTCTTTCCTTCCGAGAAGGCCAAGCAGGAAGAGAAGGAAAAGTGTGATGGAAAAATCACCGAGATTGAGGCAAAGCTGGCTGCGCTGAAGGAGCGTGTCACTGAATACAAGGACAAGTCATGTCCTATCTGCTTCTGTGATCTTGAGAAGCCCACACTTACGCCCTGCTGTAAAAATCTCTTCTGTTTCGTCTGTATGGTTGAGTCACTCCGCCGTAATCCGGCCTGTCCCCTCTGCCGCGCAAATATTTCTCTCAGTCAGCTCAAGGTCCTTGGTGAAAAAGCACAGCCCAAGGAAAAGAAGAAGGAGGCCAAGCCATTGACAAACGAGGAGAAGACTAAGGCTGTCCGTCTTCTAGAGTTTCTAGATAGCAATAAGTCGGCCAAGGTTTTGCTCTTCAGTAACTACGACAAAACGTTCAATAAGTTGACGCCCATCTTTGAGGAAAAGGGTATCACATACAGTATGGTAAATGGGACTTCTGCTCGTATTCAGAAGATTATCCGTGAATTTGGCGAGAGCAAGCACCAGGTTCTATGTTTGAATGCTCGTCACTTTGGAGCAGGTCTTAATATTGAGGTTGCTTCCCATGTCATTCTGTTTCACAGGATGGCAGAGGAGATTGAAAAGCAGATTATTGGTCGTGCTTATCGTTTCGGTCGTCAGTCAGAATTGGAGGTTATTCACCTACTCCACGCAAATGAGACCGGAGCAGCATATGATTCTAATCACTTTCTAGCACACGATCAGGGAAATGTTATTCTTCACCTTTAACTTTTATGGTCTTCTTTCGGGGAGCGCGTGTCGCAGGAGCTGGAATTGATACAGCAGCCACAGGAACTATAACACGTGAACCATGAATTGGACGAACAGTCGGCGGTAGTAAAACTTCCAACCATTTTTCAAGACGTTCTGCTGGTGGCATTTCACGAACACAAGTTAATTCAAACCAGGCATTTGCTGTCTTATTGGAAGCAGCAAAAGAGATTAGGATGCGATATGCTCCTTCAAACCCCGCATTCCGATGGGGTGATTTATGATTTGATAAGAAATCTCGGACTTCACCCAAATATTTAAACTGGTTAAAGAGCCAGGATTGACGACTTAGAACAGCAGTATAAACCATTGTAACATCCTTTACGGGTTTTTTAATACTATTCATTAATTCAAAAAATAGACGGGTATTAACTGCTTGAAGTTTTGCGGTATAAGAATAGGGAAATAAATTCCAGTACTGGAAGAAAAATGTGTAATAATCAATTCTATCAGATTGAAGGATATCATGTAAAAGTGTCCTATAATATTGATATGATTTGCGTGTATCTGTTATATTGCTCTTTAGCCAATGCGGAAGTGTTTCATGTAAATGAAGACCTGCCAGGTTCATGTCGTTATTTTCCAAAGCTACTTCCCGCATAATATCCACTTGATTATTGAGAATTTGCATTACAGCCGCTTTCAGATTTTCCAAGCGACTAATCCGATTTGTGCTTTCAATTCGTGGTTTAAAATCTCCGCTTTTAGTCAGCCCGTATTTTTGGACATTAGTGCTCCAGATTTGAAGAATTTTCCGTAAATCTCCTTGATGAAGAAGAGATAATTCCGTAACTGTATCGGGACTCGGAGTAACTGTCGGATGCTTTTTAATCAACAGATTCTGAATTTCACTAATAGAAGGTG